CAAATCAGGCACAACGTGACGATCTGTATCGGAATGGTATTAACCCGGTGGTGTCCTTCCCCGGTCAGGGCACGGTATTGTATGGCGATAAGACCTTGCTGAACAAGCCCAGTGCGTTTGACCGTATCAATGTTCGTCGGCTCTTCATTGTGCTGGAAAAGACAATCAAGCGTTCGGCTGAACAGCAGTTATTCGAGCAAAACGATTCCTACACACGTCAAGCGTTTGTTTCATTGGTTGAGCCGTATCTTCGCTCAGTCAAGGGTCGTCGTGGCATCACTGATTTTTATGTGGTGTGTGATGAAACAAACAATCCGAAGGACGCGATTGATCGCGGTGAGTTCCGGGCCGATATTTACGTGAAGCCAATTCACAGCATCAACTTCATTGCCCTGAATTTTGTGGCGGTGCGTTCGGATGTGGCGTTTAATGAAGTCGTCACAAATCTAGGCTAAAGACCATCTAAATAAGGAGTAGGGAGAATAAACAATTATGGCATTCCCAAATATTACTGAATTCAAAGAAAAGATGTTAGATGGTGGCGCTAGACCGTCTCTGTTTCGCATGGAAATCAACTGGCCAGCCGCGATTGCGGCTGGCAACGCCCTCGGTGGGCCGTTGGTGCCGTTTCATTGTCGGTTGGCTGAAATCCCCGGCAACAACATCAACTTTATTCCATTCAAGTATGCTGGCCGCGAAATTAAGTTTGCGGCACAGCGTACCTTCACGAATCTTGGTGTCACCATTATTAATGACGAAGGCTTCCGTGTTCGTCGGGCATTGGAGACATGGTTCGAACAAATGAATACCCGTGAAACCAACGTTATGCCGTTGACTTCACCAACGGGCGAACCGTCTCGTGGGTATTCTGGTGTTGGTCGGGTCGTGCAATACGGCAAGACTGGTAACATTGCTCGGTCGTATGTATTCGTGGATATGTTCCCGGTTACTATCGAACCAATTCCGTTAGATTGGTCAAACGATGCGGCCATCGAAGATTACCGTGTCGAATTTGCGTATCAATACTGGGTACCCGGTGAAGAGTATGCAGGCCAATCCGTTACTCAATTCGCTGTCTAATATATAACTATATGGGAGTAGTCGAGATAAGGCTACTCCCATATATTATATAAAGGCAATCCTTCCATGTCAAATAAATCTCCCGACACATTCAGCATTAATAAATTCAAAAAAATCATCGAAGCCAATGGCGGGCTTTCTCGCCAGAACTATTTTACATGTTCATTTGCGTTAGAGCCTAACGGTCCAAACACATATAAATTGTCTGATTGGAACTTTGATGATTTGAAAAATATTGTATGTAAAAGCGCAACATTGCCAGCATTCACTGTTGAATCTGCTGAGTTGGGGTATTTTGGACGAAGAATTAAAATACCAACTAATAGAATATATGCTCCAATAACATTGAATTTTACCAATACGAATAATAATAAAATACGTGATATTTTATTTACGTGGCAATCTGCTATTAATTCACCGTTTACTAATGTTAAAAATTTATACGGCGAAAACAGAGAAGAATCGTCAAATGTATCGTCGGGTTGGTCCCATAGTCGGTTATATGCAGACATAACGCTCACACATTATGATGTGAACGGTGGAAAACAATCTCCTATATTGGGGAATCTCGGGATTGTGTCTGACGCGGCTGCTGGTGTGGCAAATGTGTTGTTTAATACGGCTGACCATCGACCCATCGCCAAATATTATTTGCAACAAGCGTTCCCCACATCTATTGGCGGGTTGAACTTTTCACATGAAATGGATGAATTTCAGACATTTGAGGTGCAATTTGTTTATCAGTCAATGGGGTTTGAGTTTTTATAACGTTTTTTGAAATGGACTAAATAACAGTATGTCATACAAATTATTTGGTTGGACTCTTATATCGCCCACAGAAGTCCTGAAAAATCCGTCAACACCATCTCTCGTTCCGCCCCGTAATGACGGTGCTGCGATTGTTAACGAAGGTGGTTTAGGTGTATTCGGTGGTTATGCTGTTGACTTTGACACGTATTCGGCATATACGAACGAAGTTGATCTGATCAACCAATATCGCGATTTGGCCCTACAGCCTGAAGTTGACGAAGCCATTAATAGCATCATTAACGAGATGATTGTCAAGGAAGATGGAAAGTCTCCTGTTGCGATTAATTTAGATGCGCTGCCAGAAGTATATGACGAGGGGTTTCGTGAGCAAGTCATGAAACAATTTCAGTATATTCTGATGTTGTTAGATTTTAATGATCGGTGTCATGATTTAGCGAAACAATTTTATATCGACGGGCGCATGTTCTTTGATTTGATTATTGATGAAGAAGATCCAACTGCCGGTATTTTAGAAACCCGTATTGTTGACCCGCGAACGATTCGTCCCATCCGCGAAGTTCGTAATTTATTACATCAGCAAACGGGGGTTCGTTTAACCGAAACACTAGACGAATATTTTATTTTTAACCCACTTGGCTTCCGTAATATGACCAATATCGGAACCGGTGGTGGTGTTCGTGTCACAAAGGATCGCATTGCTTATATTCATTCAGGTATCTTTACACCCGGTAACGTTACTGTACTATCAAATTTACATAAAGCGATTAAGCCATACAATCAATTGCGTATGGTTGAAGATGCGACAGTTATTTACCGTATTACCCGTGCCCCGGAACGCCGCGTCTTCTATATTGACGTAGCAGATTTGCCGACGAACCGCGCCGAACAATACATGCAAAACATCGCGAATCGGTATCGTAACCGTGTCGTGTATGACACGAATACCGGCGAAGTGCGCGACGACCGCAAGTTCCAATCCATGCTAGAAGATTTCTTCATGCCACGCCGTAGTAACGGGCGCGGTACAGAAGTCCAAACATTACAGGGTGGTACGAACCTTGGTGAAATGTCTGACGTAGAATATTTCCGTAAAAAGTTATACAAGGCATTAGGAATTCCACCATCGCGCCTAGAACAAAACGGTTCGCAGTTTCAATTAGGCCGCACCACAGAAATCACTCGCGACGAAATTCAATTTGCGCGGTTCCTCGATAAGCTTCGTAATAAATTTGCGGTGTTATTTGATGAACTCATGTCTCGTCATTTAACACTGACTGGCGTGATTCGTTCAAAAGACCAATGGAAAGAACTCCGTCAATACGTTCGGTATTCGTTTAATTCTGATTCATATTTCTCTGAACTCAAGAAAGTCGAAATCATGAAAGAACGTGTGGAGTTGCTGACTTCCATGCAGGATTATGTCGGGAAGTATGTGTCGGAACAATATGTCATGGATAATATCCTACGTTTGACGACACCCGAACAGCAGCGCATTAAGCGCGAAATCGAAGAAGAAAAACAGTTGGCTGAACAAAGTGGCGAAAAGCCCGCAGAGCCGACTTCATAAAACTCAGTTTTATAAATAAACATTGAAGTCTTTTATATTCACGAGGTTACCATATGTCCGCAACAGGAAAACTTATTCAGTCGTTAAAAGCTGAAAATTACATTGATGCGAAGAAGCATTTTACAGAACTTGTCGCGGACAAGATGCGCAATGTGCTGGCACGAGAATATCGAGATGTGTCACAAACTTTTGTGAAAGAGGATGTCACGCAAGTCGGCCCAGACCCCGCTACAAATACGACAAACGAAAGCGAGTCTACTTCGAACAATTCTGGCCCTCGGTCGCTGTCTGTCATTGCCGCAGACATTCGAAAGAATTGGCCCAATGTTAATTATGCGGCGAAGCCGTATTTGAATGCAATGAGCCAACTTGACAACGCCAACGACATGTATGGACACGACTCCGCGAAGTCAGTTATTTTGTATTTTTTGAATAATGCAACATCATGGCGTGGTCCGGAGGCCAAACGCATTAAAGATGAGCTTAAAGGTTTAATTAAAAATATCCGCGAAGAATTGATGGGCGAACAAGATAATCCCGCGCCGATGACAGGTGCGTCCGGAACAAAATCGCCAGAAGAATTAATTCGAATGATTAAAGCTGGTGACACGGTTACGATTTCATTCCCAAAGCGTCCCGGCGATAAAGTTCCACAGACAGGTCGGGGTAAAGCCGTGATGCCATCAAAACATGGTGGATGGGTGTTGAATATGGGTGGTGCATACGGGAAACCCGGTATTGCTGACGAAGATAACATTGTTTCATTCCGGAGAAATGGCGGCAAGCCTGTTGTGGCCCGTCGAGGATAATCACCATGCCATCATATTCTAAACTTATTCAATCGATCATGCGCGAAAACTATACGGACGCGAAGCGCGAGTTTTCGTCCTTGGTTGCGAAAAAAATGGAAGATGTCGTCCAGCGCGAATATAAAGAAGTCGGTGAAACGTTTGCGAAAGAACAAGCACCACCCCAGCAAGATAGTTATGTGGAAGAAGTTTCCACAGATGAACCATCCAGTTCTTCAAATATGGAACAGATGGACGATCCAGAATTAGGTATTCGCGCACGTGAAGTCGTGGGCGAAAAGGGCGCACGGAAGGTATAAGGATAACGTATGGCATATACTCAAGTTCAGACAATCGCGGATACCAATCGACGCCTTGCGGTGAAGCGTGTGAACTACGCGAATACCGAAACGGATGCATTGGTTGTCAATGCGTCGGCTTTAAATTTTGCGGTCACGACATTAACAACGGTGGCGTCTTCAAATAATTTTATGGTTGGTGAAACCGTCACTGCATCAAGTGGCGGTTCGGGTATCGTCCAAGATGTGATTAATAGCACATCGGTGATTCTTATTTCAGCGACCGGCACCTTTAACGCAGCAGACACCATTACCGGCTCTGTGACGGGTAAGGTGCGTACGCAAAGCGGGTCGCTCACGCCGTCAACCTATCGTTTACAGTTATCACGGGTGTTGTACAACGTGTTCGGTAATTCAAACGCATCAAAGGTTGAATTGATGTGGCAGGGCACCGGTAATGGTGCAAACAACCGTACAATTTTGATGTTGAGTGGAACCGGCGAACTGCGTCTAGACGACCACGGAATGCGGGCCAACAACAACGCAAATTCTGCCACCGGTAATATTACGCTGTCAACAATTAACTGGGGCGCAGATTGTCATTATTCCTTGATGCTTGATTTCAATAAAGAAACTGGATATGCGGCTCCAAATCAACAAACCAACCAATATCTAGGCTATACCAGTAACTAAGGAATACACACATGGCTTTACAGCTTATTACTGAAACAGTACACGAAATCAAGACGCTTGTCGAGACAAAAGAAGGCGCGACGGCACCACAATATTTTATTGAAGGCATTTTCATGCAAGCGGAAATGCGCAATCAAAACGGGCGCATCTATCCGACAAATATTCTTGAGCGTGAAATTAAACGGTATCAAAAAGAATATATTGATCGGAACCGTGGGTTTGGTGAGCTTGGCCATCCAGATTCGCCAACCGTGAATCTTGATCGTGTATCACATATGATCACGAAGATTGAACCACAAGGCAATAACTTTATGGGTCGCGCCAAGATTATCACGAACACGCCAATGGGAAACATTGTGAAATGTCTCATTGATGAGGGTGCAGAACTTGGTGTCTCTTCACGTGGTCTTGGTTCCTTACAGGATACCGGGAATGGTATGGAAGTGCAAGATGATTTCTTCTTTGCCACGGTTGATATTGTGGCCGACCCGTCTGCGCCAGATGCCTTTGTGCGCGGCATCATGGAAGGTAAGACATGGGTATGGGAAAGCGGTGTGTTAAAGGAATGCGTGTTGGAACAGATGGCCAAAGAAATCGACAAGGTACATATTCCAACCGTAAAAGAAGACGTTCGGCAAGAAACATTTATTGAATCATATCAGAAGTTTTTAACCGCATTATCACGCGGGGTACATTCAAAGATTTCATAACGCTAAATATACATTAGCGTTGGGTTTATTTTTCAGCGAGGATCATATGGCAACACCAGATAAGCTGCTTTCACTAAAAAATCAAGAGAAAATGAAGAAGATCAAGTCAAATAGCGAGGATAAGGGTGCGAAAACTGTGGGTGGGCCAGAATTGACATGGTCTACGGCTGATTATGCCAAGTTTTCTTTTGACGCCACAGCGGGTGTAAAGCCAGATACCTCCATCCCCGTGAAGATCAAGGGCGAGAAGATGCATTCCATCAAGGAAGATGAAGATAAAGAAGACGATGATGCAATTACCGAGGAAATGTATGACGAAGCTACCGAAGACGACAGCGACGATTCAGCCGACGAACCCAAAACGGAGGGGAAGAAAGCCAAACCCACTGAAGACGACGAAGACGACGAAGAGTCAGACGACGACGAAGACGCCGAAGACGTTGACGAAGGAAAGTCAAAAGATGACGCCGACGACGATGACGACGCTACCCTCGACTTCGGAGATGACGACGCCGATGCAGAATCAGACGACGACGAAGCCGAGCCTGAAGACGAAGATGAAGGTTTATATCTCGAATTGGATGACTTGGATCTCGATGACGTTAAAGAAACTGACGACGAAATGATTGATCTCAAGGGCAAGGGCAGCGACGACGTTGATGAGTTCATGAGCGCCTACGAGGCGAAGGACGACACCGACGTTGAAGATGAAGACGAATCCATTATGTTCGAAGGCGACGACGAGGACGAAGACGACGCCGAAGACGAAGATGAGTCTATCATGCGCGAAGAGCCAGAAGAGGAAGAAGAGTCTGTTGTGGTTCGTGAGGCCGACGCCGAAGAGGAAGACGAAGCCTTCATGCGCGAAGCCAAGAAGAAGGACGACGAAGACGAGGAAGACAACGCCGAAGAGATTAAAGAGAGCAAGATTCGCATTTCATTTAAAGTGAAT